CACCGGCCCCGCCACCCGCACCAGCATTACCTCCAGTGGATGCACCGCCGCCGCCACCACCACCAGCAACCACCAAGTATTCAACAGACACGCCGCCCGTCAAAGAACCACTTGATGTGAACGTGTGAATGGTGTTTCCACCGCTTGATGTGACTGTGCCGCCGCTGAATTTTTGTGCGCCAGCGTAAGAGATGATGACTACACCTGAGCCGCCAGCGCCTCCGTTTCCGTTTCCCGAACCGCCGCCGCCACCGCCTAAATTTGCAGTTCCGTTTGAGCCAGCAGCAGCACTATTACTACCATTACCGCCGCCGCCAGAGCCGCCAGTTCCAGCCGTGTAGCTATTATTGCAACCGCCGCCGCCACCACCAGCATAGGTTACAGATGTGCCGCTAATGCTGGAGACAGTACCCGCACCACCATTGCCGCCAACTTGAAAAGCAGCGTTTGCACCAACTGCGGAAGCGCCGCCGCCGCCACCACCTGCTGTGTAAGTTACGGCATCGGTTAATCCAGCACCGCCAGCAAAGCCTTGGCCTGAAGTACCAGCACCACCAGCATTGCCGGAAAGTCCACCAACGCCGCCGCCACCAGAACCGCCAGTGTTACCAACACCAGTGACACCTCCCGATGCGCCGCCACCGCCGCCAGTTGATGTGGCGGTATTGAATACGGAATTTGAACCATTTGAGCCATTTGCAGATGAAGATGTAGAACCTGCGCCCCCAGCGCCAACGGTTACCGTATAAGTAAGCGTAGGGTTAAGAGAACTTGTCCCAGTAAGCAAACCACCAGCACCACCTGCCCCTGAAGCATTACCTTGACCACCTCCACCACCCCCGCCAGAAACGACTAAGTAACTAACACTGACAGGCGCTGCACCACCTGTCCACCCGAAGGCGGCAAGAGCGGCTGCACCAATTTTTGATAAACGAGGCATCTTTTATCCTCAAGCAAATTTTGTTTGCGATGCCAAGATTGTGAAAGCGGCACTGCCTGTTTTGATAATCACGTAGGTGTAGCCATCAACAGAGCTTGCGTTGCCGCTTGTCGGGGCTGTGCCGCCCTGCCATTTCGGAGTCACAGAGTTGCCGTCAACGGTCACTGCTGAGTTGTAGTACGCCGTAGCGCCTTGCGTTGACAAGAATGTCAGCGACAAAGATTCGCCTGTGTTCATCAGAGTGTTTAGGGATATGCCGCTTGTGCCTCTAAAGTTCAGCGTGAAGTTACCCGTTGCATTGGTCGTGTAGTACAGAACCGCTTGAGTTGATGCGTCAAAGTTAATCGTGCCAGTAGAGGCAGTTGCAGAAACAGTGATGGTTTCACGAATGGTTGTGGCAAGCTGGTTGGTAATGGCGGGGCTGGTAAGAGTCTTATTGGTAAAAGTCTCTGTACCCGCAAGCGTTGCTAAAGTTCCCGTAGTGGGGAATGTGACGTTTGTTGTGCTTGTCAGCGTCCGTGTGTACGCAAAGTTGCCAGAACCAGTGACAGTCATTGCCGCATTGTTTGCTACGCCAGTACCGCCGTTTGCCGCCCCTAGGGTTCCCGTTACCCCAGTGGTCAATGGCAAACCTGTGACGTTGGTCATTACACCTGATGTGGGAGTACCAAGCAAAGGCGTAACCAAAGTTGGACTGGTAGCCAGTACATTACTTCCAGAACCTGTATTGGTGACACTGACTATGTTCTTACTTGCGTCGAGCGCCAGAGCCGTAGAAGCAGTTAGGCCGGACAAGGTTGCTGTGCTTGAAGCAGCCAAAGTGGTGAATGCCCCCGCAGCCGGGGTTGTTGCACCAATGGCTGGGGGAAAGGCCAACGTATCCGTTGTGACTGTCTTGCCCGCTGGGTAGGTGACGAATACATCTTTTGTGCCCGCTGAAAAACTTAACGCGGAAGGTTGTGTTGCGGAACTATTTGACAGCACCGTTGTTCGGGCTAAAGTTGTGCCCGAAGAGGTGTATGTACCAATCCCAACTTCCCACTCAGTACCTGTTTGGGCCACAATAGCGTAGTAGGTGGTGTTGGCATTACCAACTGCCGCAAAAGACTGAAACCCAGTTGATGCGCCAAGAAGCGTCACTGTTCCAGTACCTGTCGTGGTAGTAGTTTCTTTTATCCGGTCTGCAACGACGAGCGCCATATATATCCTTAGTCTGTCTTAAGTGCTTACCAACGTCCAGCTAGAAGATTGAGCGTCGTTAACATTTTGCCAGTTTGCGGTCTGACTGTCATCTACCAAAATCCAATAAACGGGAATCACAGTTCCAACTGCACCCGAGGCTTGAACTCCAGACAACGCAAAAGACTTTGAAAATCCAACCGACCCAACGCCTCCACTTGCCAAATTCCCGGTTATCTCTGCTCCTCTAACAAATGCGACTGTACCTACAAGCCCTGAAGCTACCACTCCCGTAAGAGCATTCGAAATAGCAGGGGCTACTGTGCCAACCGACCCTATAGCCACATCGCCAGTCGTTACATCCGACTCGTTGTAGATCATCGTCCCAACAAGACCGGAAGCCGCTACACCTGATAGATCAAGGGACGTATCTCCGCGAGAAACAGTACCAACACTTCCAGACGCGGACACGCCCGTAAGGGCGACAGCAGTTACGCTTTCACCAAGAGCCGAAAACGGGGCTTGTGAAAATGCGGATATACCAAACATGGTCTACGGCTTGCGCCGCCCCCGCTTAGGTTGTTGCCAAGCGAATTAACGCCGCTGCGGTTGTATTTGCAGGCATTGTCAGTAAAAACGTACCCGCCGTAATGGTCTGTGAACCAAACGTATGGACACTGATGGCCTTGTTGCTCTGGGTCGAGTTATACAACAACACGGTATCAAACGCCGTAGACAGTGTTACGGTGGTATAGGTGAGTGAAGCTGAAGGAGTCCAGTAACCCACACCAGCAGTAGCGGAACTGTTGGTAGAGGTAGGAGCCGTGGCATTCGTTACCGTTACGCCACCAGCACTGTAGCCTGTACCTGAAACTTCACCTGTTACCGTGTACACAGTGGTAGCGGCATTGATTGTTGCCGATGCCAAGTACAGTGCTGCTTTAAGCGTGTCTGTGGTGGGAGCGGTCAAACTTCCACGACTAACAATAGTTGATGCACCAAGCTGGTGTTGGCCTAACATCAGTTCACCAAGGAACGATGTACACATTGATTGGGTATTTGCCACGGTTTATCCTTTAAGCAAAAGAAGCGGTTTCAGCGCCAGCAAAAATAGGCGCTTTTTTTAAGGTCACATGTGCAGAGCGATGGACAAGTTCTTGACCAAACCAATACTCAACCCAAGTAGTCAACTCGTTTTCATTATCCACGGTTCCTTCTCGCTTTTCAAGCAGAGAGTCGTCCATATCGCCTTTGGTAGTAGTTACAAGCATATTGGCCCCTATGAAATTCGTACGATTGCGCTAGAAGCGTTGGCAGTTGGAAACACGATCTCAAAAGTAGTGTTGGTCACAGTTTTATCCGCGCCAAAATCCAGCACCGCTACCGACTTGTCGCCCTGCGTACTGTTGTAGATCAGAGCGCCGCGAGCCGTAAACGACGAGCTAGCCCAAGACGAATTAGTAAAGCTAACATAGGTAGTGGGCACGTTCAGGTTATTATCCCCCGAGGTCGGGCTTGTGGAGATGACAAGTGTGTTGCCCCCCGCTGTGTAGCCCGTGCCAACCACCTCATTGCTTGTTGTATATACAGTCGTGCCCGGGCCAATATTTGAGTCCGCCGTGTATAGGGCAATCTTGAATGTGTTGGGCGAGGTTGGGCCAAAGTTGTGAACCGCCTGAAGCAGTTCCACCTTGAAGCTGGTCGTGGATGTCTGGGCTATGGTCATGTGTTAACCCGCAGTTTGGTCTGCCCATCACGGTACGCATCCCCGCGCTCAAGCCCATCTCCGAGACGTTTAGCCAACGCAACTGCTTCGGCGTACTTGGCGTTGTACAGCGCAACAAGATCGGCTTCACTCTTCATGTACGTCATCGCCTCGACCAAGCTACCATACAGCAAGACCGTATCAAAGTTGTCGCCCAGCCATGTTTGCCCGCTGGAGGCGACTGTGATCGACTCAGGGTAGTAGTAATAGTGCAACTCTACGTAGTACGCCGCATCAGGCGTTGGGCCAAGGATGAGTGATAGCTCGTTTGTAATTGCCGAACTGACGATGGTTGGCCCAAACAAAGCGTAATATTTTGGCACGCCCGTGGAGTTTGGAGTTGGGTACGCCTGACGAATAAAGTTAGCATCTTTGTTGAGCAAATATTCGTACGTACCAGTGTCTAAATTTGCCCCGGTAACACCTGTCACTAAAGCCAGCGAATACACGGCTAAAAAGTCGTTTGGCAAAGATACATACTTGTTGTTTGCTGTTATTGCCGAGTACTGATTTTTGCGGATTGCAGGAAACTGCACCGAGTTGTAGATGCGCTGCTCCGCCTGCGTGATAAGCAAGTTGATCTGCGTTGTGCTGGACACGGTAGACCCGTTCGCCAGATACGTAGTTGGGAACTGGTTTTCGGTGTAGCTCTGTATAGCTGCTACAAGTTCGGTGTAAGTCAAGGGTAAACCCTAGTTAAGCCATTGGGCCACGGGCGGTGATGCCCTTGATGGCTGCGCCATTTCCGCGAGTAATGGTACCAGCGGTCTTGGTCGTCTCGTTGCCAGCGGTCTTGCTCAGATTCCCAACGCTGATGTCCAGCGTATCCGTCTTGCTCAAGTTTGGCATCTTGCCGGGGTTCTCTTCCACCGTCACAGATTTACCGGACATGGTGTGCGGCTTGGCGTATGCAGCGGCTTGAAGGTTGTTTACTTTGGTCGCCATAATTAGCCTCGCTTTTGGTTTGCAACTTTAGCCAACCCACGGCCCATACTGAGCATGTCCGCATCGGTCTTGCCGCCAGAGCCGCCTTTACCGCCTTTTTGAACAGCCAGAGACGGGCCGCTATCACCGAGGTTGCGGCCTTTTGTTTTGCCTTTTGAGGCAATGCCGTTGGCTGCTGATTTGAATGCCATGATCGACTCCTTATGTCGTTTGAACCGTTACTGTACCAATTATCACGCCTAATGCCAATAGATTTGGCGTTAGAGCATCGTCAAAAAGCCTAGAGCCGCCAACTGGTGCCCAGCCCCACTGAATATTCCGACTGCCTTCGCCTTGGTAGCCGTTTGCCAAGAGTCCAGAAGCCACATAGCTTCGGTCTGGTCGCGGGCTACGCACGGCTTGCGGGTCGTCAATTGGGTACATACCCAACAGCAACTGCGGCTGGTCTGGGTCCCAGCATGTCGAGCAAACCAAAATCTCGCGTATCTTTGTCTTGACAGTCTCTCGGCGCAAATGTGTCAACTTAAACCGAAAGCCACAACGATCACACTCGGCAATTGAGTTCTTACCAGAGGAAAACCGATTGCCCACTTACGTACCGCTTCCAATGAACATCTGGCGGGGTACGAACCGTACAGCGGCTTTCTCACGATCTTCGTCCGCAGCCAACTGCCAAGCCTCGTCATACTGCTGCTTGAGCACCATCAGGCGTTCCAGCCCTCCGGGCACCTTCATAGCCAAGTAGTACGCCAGCCCCGCCACCATGCAGGGGATAAAGCGGAATGGTACAGCCATCGTGTTCACGCCAGTGCCAGCGTCATCAATGCGTTTCATGCGCCAGTACACGAACGTGTACGTCTGGCTTGCATCGGGAACAGGCCACACGGTAATTTGGGGAGCGGGCTGAAGGCGTTGAATCCACACCTGAATAGGACGTGCTTGAGCCAGCTTGTTTGGAATCGTGGCGTAGGTAGAAACGCTGATGCGGGTAATGGTCAGGTCAGCTTGGGTGGCGGAGCTGCCTGCTCCCGTGCGAATAACGTGCTCAAGAAGGTCTACCGTGTCTGCGGGAAGGGTGTAGGTAGCTGTACCGGGAACCATCGCAATAGACCCCTGCTCAAACGTCCACATGTTGATGCCGCGATTGGCCCAATCCGCAAACAACAGGTTTAAAGACCGTCTGGCCGTCTTTAGGTCGTATCCGGTACGCATCTCAGACCCGACGCGCTCAAACGCCTCCTCGACCAGTTCTACGAGGTCTAGGTTGAATGTTGCTGTACCGGAGGTTGCCATTATCTAAAACCTGCTGTTTTCTTTGCGATGCGTTTGGGCTGGGCTACAAACTGCTTCCCGGCGGCTTTTCCTGCGCGCTTGGCTTTGGTCGTCGCAGCGTACTCAGCAGGACTGAGATTCTTGATTGCAGCTTCTGGCAGATATCGTTCACCAGTGACACTAGATTTTTTACCACTTTTCGTCCTCCATTTTTGGTCGCCCCAGTCCTTGAGGGATTTCTGCGGTGCCTTCATGTCAGTCTCGATATCCGCCGCCTGCGGCTTTATATTTTTTGGCAACAAGTTGCGCTTTTCTGGCTGACCACTGGCCTGCGCCCGTACCTTGCGTAGCTGCGGACTTCACTTGAGACAAGATACGTTTGCGTAAGTCAGGCTTGGTGTAGTTTCCCGCAGCGTTGACCTTGCCCCCCGCTTTGAACTGCGTAAAGGCTGTGTCGTCCTTACGGGCAACTTTCTTGCCCTTCGGCATTTTGCCGGGGGCAATATCACCCATGCCCCGGCTTGCCATCATGCGCGTGTCCTTCCGCGCTGGGCAATCCCGTCAGCACGTTTAGAAGCGGAACCGCCACTAGACAGCTTCAAGACTGTGCCCTTGCCGCCTTTGTGCTCTTGCGCGTCATGCTGTTTAAACGCTTTTAGAATCATGGCCTTGTCTCGCACCTTATCCATTCCTACGGAACCGCCAGAAGCCATTTTCTTGACCCTACCACCACGTTTCATGCTCATGTCGCTGACATCTTTATTTTCGTAGTTAATGTTGGTACCGGGCATAACTACTTCAGACAAAGTAGAAGTACGACGGGGTTTATAGCCGCTCATGAGCGATTCCATACTTGGCGCACCGGGGTCTATGCTGTCCGCAGCTATTTGAGCCGCTCTATCGCGTGCTTCGCCCGCTGTTGGGTCAACTTCTTTGCGGCGCGTTAAACCACGTTCTTTGTTTAAAAAATCACGTAGGCTAAGACCAGAGTCTTCTAGTTCTTTTTTACTAACAATTCGTTGTTTAGCAGGCGCTGCTTTATCGGCAACAAACTTCATTGCCCTAGCGCGTGTAGCGTCATCAATGTTAGGATTTTGAGCCATGATTTAGCACTTCCCGCCGTTTTTCATTTTGACCATCGCGCCCTTGGTCTTACCCTTGGTTTCGATGCCGCCACCTTTAGCCATCTTGGTCGCGCCGCCTTTTTTCATGCCCATCATCTGCTTTTTGTCAGTCGCCATGTCAGCTTTAGAGCCTTCTTGTGCGCCTTTTTTCTTAGCCATCATTGCCATAAAACCAGCGTTCATTTTGGAAGCCATAGTGTCACCACCTTTTGAAAATTTACGGCCTTTGTCGGCCTTGTTAAAGTCCTGTCCCACGGACTGTGGGATTCCTACTTTCTTGGCGAACGATGGCGAGTGAGCAATCGCAGCCATGAAATTGTGTTGCTTCTTACTAGTCGATGGCATGATGCCCTCTCAAGTTGTCAATTTTGCGTTCTAGTCTGTCAAACCTATCGAGCAACTGCTGCATATCCGCACGGAACTCAGAGCGAGTGATATGGTCACGCGCCACTTCTTCACGAGTACGGTTCAGCAAAATACTGAGCCTGTCCAACTCATCAAACCTGCCTTTAAGCAAGAAACCCATAACCGCAACAATTGCGCTCAGGGCTGCGTTCCACAGCATCATTTCCATGTCAGCACTTCCATCTTGCCAATGACGCCGCCTTACGGGTAGGCTTACCCTTCTCATCCTTCATCGGCCCCGGCATACCGCTCATACGGGCGCAGAATGAGTCCTTGCGCTTACCGCCTTGAGGCTGTGGCGCTTTCAGGTTGCTGCCCGTTGCAGCGTTGTATTTGGCACGGCCTTTGGCAGTCAACCCCGCTCCCTTGGAGACGGGTAGCTTTTCACCGCGCCCAACCGAAAGAACGGGGCTTTTTTTCTTAGCCATAGAAAATATTGCAAAAAGCTACGTTAGACAGGTACGCATAAATGCCGTTAACAACAAGCACGCCGTCATCAGGAATAAAAGGTGCATTGTTAAATGTGTCCGATGCTGCTACGTCATACGACATCAACCAACGGCTTGCATAGGCCATTGCAGCGCCAGCAGTGATACTGCCAGAGTTAATGTCCGTAATGGTAAACGTACTTGAGTCGGTTACCGTGACAGGGTAGTTGCCATTGGTAGCCGTACCACCTGTACCAGCGGCAAAGTCAATGCCAATTACGTCGCCAGTTGTTAACCCATGCGCGGATTGCGTAACTGTTACGGTTGTACCAGAACGTCCATAAGTTGCCGTAGTTACGGGGGCAGTAGTCGTATCAAATAATGCCACAAACCCAGCAGTAGATGTTCCGGTAAACGAAATGGCTTTTACACGATTACGCCCAAGAACAAGAAAGCCGCTACCGTTTAGGTGCGCTTGTTTTACAGGTGTCTGATTCATAATCAATCTCCTTTTATGCAGGGGCCGAAGCCCCCGAGATTAATTAAGCAGACGCTGGGTTAGCAGAGCCGTCTGAATCACGGACAGTGTATGTGACCGACACAACTAGTGAACCAGCAGTTGCATCAGCCGTAGCCGCTGTAAACGTACCGTAGATGATTGCATCAGTTGTTCCTACGTTGTTGGTCTTAGACGCAACAGTAGCCGCAGCAATCGTTGCAGGAGAGACTTGCACCACTGCTGTTCCAGTGTTCAGCGTAGTCATATAAAAGTTGGCTGTTCCAGAGGTTCCAATAACAACGCCGCAATTACTAGCGCCAGTTAAAGCAGTAATTACGTAGATATCAAAACGCATAATTTGTGCGCCAGCAGGCAAAGTAAACATCTGCACTGCGGTAGGGGATGCCAAGATAGTGGCTGTGGCTACGGTATACGATTGAGAAACAATCGTTGCACCCATATTGCGGATTGTGCCAGCGGTGGTGCCCGTAGTGTTTTTTACAGTGCCAAGCAGCCAAGGGCCGAGGTGAGTTGCGAATCCCATGATGATTTCCTTACATACAAGTGAAGTGCATCAATCGGTATGTCGTTTGCCGGGACAATTTGATGCACCGGAAACCCCGGATTAAAAGCAATATAGCACAGACAAACAAGAAGTGCAACGGAAAATAAAAAGGGAGCCGAAGCTCCCTTTTTTGTAGCAAGCTAGCTAGGCTAGCTGCGGATTCGATTAAGACGAACCAGAGCTGCCCCACATTCCGAGCGGATCCGACCAGCCAAAGCTGTAGCGCTCACGAGACTTGTAACGGACGTTTCCAGTGTCGAAATCCCCGTCCATCGAGTTGTTCAATGGGGTACGCTCGAAGTGCTTCAGGCCGTTTGGCACGTCCGTGCAGAGGAACCAAGCGTTCGTGTCTGTCAAGAAGTGGTTAACGCAATAACCTTCTGGAATCGAACCGTTGTTCTTGATTGCGTTGATATCGTTGTCGGTAGTACCAACACGCAGGCTGGTTTCCAACAGACGGGTAGCAACGAATTGCAGAGCAGGCGGAACAATCATCTTGCGTGGCTTGGCGGCGATCAGCAGACCGCGCTCATCAACCCATGCAGCGATTTGAATCACAGCATTTTCCAGTGAGGTTTCGTTCAAGTCAACGCCAGTCGCTGGGCTGTTGTAGTTAACGCCGCCATTGACGAGTGGGTGACCCACACGAGAGCTGGAAGAATTAACGCCAAACAACGATACACCGTCACCGCCGAGGTAAGAACCGCTAAAGCCGTTGTTCACGACAGAAGCTGCTTTAACCTGCTTGGTGTAGGCCATAGCGCGTGCCAGACCTTTGGTGTAACGAGCCGACAGACTGTCGTACAGGTTATCTTCGACTGCCTCTTCGGTAATCGAGAAGCCCAAAGCGATGGTCTCGTGGCTGTAACGTGCAGTGAAGGCTTCCTGCGCATTGTCATAAGCAATGGCTTGGCCCTCGTTCTTCACTGGTGCAGCACCGAAGCCGGACAGCTTGGTTTCTTCTTCAAACGAGCGTTCCGATTTCTCGGTCTCGTAGATTTCCTTGTGCTCTTCGCCGTAACGTGCGTACTCCAGACCAAACAAAGCGTTCAGACCGGGGAGCAGTTCTTTAAGTAGTTGTGCGCGTGAAATAGCCATGATTTAGCTCCTTTACAGACCAACAGCGTTGCTGTAAGAGTGGTATCCGGGGTTAAACTTCACCAGAATGTCAGTATATGCGTCACCCGCAACCGAGAAGCCCTGCATGTTAGGAAAACCAATAACGCGGAAAGCGCCAGTGGTTGTCTGTGCTGTGGCACTTACAGAAGTGGTTGAGTTGCCAGTGGTAGTACTACCTGTAGAGGTAGATTGCGCAGCACTCAAAATTACGTTAGCGCCCAAAGCAGCAAAAGTCAAACTGCCATCGGCTTGCACTTGGAAAACAGCGCGGTCATCATCAATGACGTATGCAGTAATCGCCGTGCCAGTAGGAGCAGCGTAGTTGGCGGGGTAGTACTGAGCGTAGATTACCTGACCTTGTGCATTCACGTACGAGCAACCAACAAAAACGCCAACTACACCAGTGTTAGCCGTACCAGTGGGGAAACCATTGGTTGTAGCATCAGCACCAGTCGCGGTAGCGATTTGCAAATAGCCTGTCGAAGCTACGTAGACCAACGAACCATTGAAAATGTTCGTGTTGTAACCAGCAGGGTTAATGGGAAACTGACGCGTGCTGCCCGAATAGGGTAGACCGCCCAGCTCATTTACGGCTTTAAAGCCATAGGGTGAAGCAGTTGATGCCATAAGGCACTCCTTTATTTAGAACCTGAACCAAATCCTTGTCCGCGACTGGCTGTTGACTTGCGGTCAGCAAACAGAGGCATCCGAGGGTCATTATTTCGCATGAAGTGATTGTCCACTGAGTCCATCTGGTTCTGCGCTTGCAGGTTGTAGTACTCGTCACGGGACTGTGCGCGTTCGGCAGACATCTTGCAAAGCATGAGGCCACCAATCTCGACATTTCCGGTCTTTTCACTACCTGCCAGCATCAGTTCTGGATGGTCTACTGCCTTTACAGGCTCCCAGCCTTCGCGCATCTTGCGAGACACGTTGGTCGGGTTTGCCTCGCCCAGCAAATGGGTCATCACCCAACGATACACATAACCCGGCTCAGGAGTCGGGTCCGGTAACGCCGATGGTGGCACATACACAGAACGAGCAGTTTTGTCGCGTGATACCAGATCACGAGGGGTGCGATTTTCAGCCATTATTTTTCTCCAATTTTGCAACTTCAACAGCATATTGCTGCGGGGTTAATCCGTACTTTTTTGCCAACGCAATTTGCGTGGGGGTGAGTTGAATTTTTTTTGCGCCCGAAGAACGCGCTGCGGGAGCAACAACCGAGGTTGGCCGTTTTGGAGAGTCTGATGACTTCCGATCTTCTGTTTCCCCAAAAACTTCAGGGAACTTAGACTTCACGCGTGCGTCAATGCGCTCGTAGTATTCGTCACTTCGCGGGTCAACCCCGTTATTGACTAGATTTTGGTGCAGCCCTAGTGCAAAGCTGGTAACTTCTTCAAACCCGTTTGACCCGAACCACTGGTTTTTTGCTTGCCAGCGCAAGGTTTTTTCGTCAGGTTGCACCTGTTGGGGTGCCGGTTGCCTCGTTTGTACATCATATTCTTCCGTCTGTAAAGGGGGTGGACGAAAGTTTTTTGCTGCCGCAATCTTCATTTTTGCTTCTGTCAGCGCTTCTTGGGCAGCAATAATGCCGTCCGTGTCAAACGACTCCTGCGCTACCTTGTAATCACGGCGGGCTTTGTCCAGCTCGGCTTCCGCAGCACTCTCAGCCATCTTGTTGTACTGCTGCGTGCCCGTGTCCACATACTGCTTGAGCCTTGTATTCTCGTTCTGCATGTGTTGAGCGATGCGCTCCAGCTCTTGCTTTTCACGCTGTATGGCTTCTTTAGCCCTGCGCTCGTCGTGGCGGGCGTGTGTCAACTCCTTGATACGCTCTTGAGCACCCTTGGTGTAGGTCTCAATTTCGGCATCGGTGGGGTCAAGTACTTCCCGGTCTAACGGCTTGCGCCCTCGGTCTCGTTCGGGGGTGTCATCGACAATCTCAATTTCGATCTCGTCGTCTTGTTGGTTGACTACAACAGTGGTTTCCTGTTCGTCGGGGAATTTGTATGCGTCTGCCATTTAAAGCTCCTTTAAGCGCGGGTTAACCCACGGGGGTCTTGGACAACTGCGTCCACCTGATCGTCATTTATCAAACGGAATTCTTTTCCGTAGATTTTGAAGCGCGTACCTGAATACGTACGCACGAGCACAAAGTCACCTGCCTTGCACCACGGACCTGCCGGGAACTTGGTGGTGTCGCTGTACGCGTCTGGGCCTACTTTTAAGACAAACAGCACCGTGGTGGCGTGTTCTTCTTGCCGCATGAACTGTCCGGCTTTAACAATAGACGAGTTCTCAAACGTCTCTACAACGTCAGGCACAGCGCACAGGATTTTCCAGCCCGATGGGTCGGGTAGCTGGCGTGCTTTTTCGTCGTCGGTGGGAGGGTCTACTTCTGGGGCTTCGGCTAAATGAGCCGTTTCGGGCAGCACGAAGCTGTTGGGTTCAAGGCTAAGTTCACTCATCTGATTCTTCCACTTTCTTAGCAAGGTCGAGTAAGTAACGCTCTGCGATAGCCAGACCTTGGATGATTCCGCAGAGTTTTTGGTATTGATCGAACGACCGACAGGCTCCCCCAGCGAGGTCGTCTGTGTAGTTGTTCATATCGGTGCGTATTTGTTCGCGCAATACGCGTGCGAAGTCTTGAATCATTTAATTAACTTACCCTTTCGGTGGTTGGTTTTTCATTCCCGCCTGTTGGCGGCTTCTTGCGATATCGATGCCCATGCGAACACCGTCTCGTTCTTGGCTGGCTTGCAGTGTCTTGTCGGCTTGCGTGGCCTGCTGGCCCGCCTTAAACCCATCAAGCTGCATCTTGCCTTCCAGCGCTTGTTTCTTCAGCTCCAGCTCATCCGCCTTAGTGGCGGCATCAATCTGAAGTTTCTTTTCCTTGAGGTCAACTTCGCGTTCCTTGATCTTCATGTCCTGCTGCTGGAGCTGGATAACTGGGTCTTGGGCTTGCTGCTGCGCCTGCTGCTGCGCCGCTTGGGCTTGGCTCTGCTGGAGAACCTGCGCCGCCGCCTGCGCCATCATTCCCGACAACGCCAACTCAATCTGCGGCGGGAGCTTCTCGTCTTCGGGCGGCAACGGCATACCCAACTGCTGCTCAATCTTCTGGCGGTAGCCAAAGCCAACGTGCTCAGCAATGTGCGCCATCATCGCGCCCTGAAGCATCTGCGCCTTGGGGTTTTGTCCCACCAACTGCATGATGATGGGGTCTTGCATTGCAGCCATGTGTACTTTGATGTGCGACTCGTGGTCTTGGTACATGAACGCCTTGACAGGTGCGCCCTTGAGAATCTCCATGTTCTCCGTCACTGGGTCGCGTGGCTTCTGGTCGTCCGGCAGGGGCACCAGCTTGTCTGCATTCTTAATACCCAGTACCTCAAGCATCTGGCGGTGCAGGTACGGCTGGTCGTAAATGGTCGGAGACATCTGCGCCATCTGGATGACGGCTTGGTACTGCACCACACGCTGGCTCATGGTGGCCGCGTTGGGGTCCGATACAGGAATAATGTCAACGTGGTTGTAGTCCTCGGCCTTGGCTCTACGTCCGCCTTTTTCTGGCTCGTAGTCGTAGTCTGGGTCGGTGTAGTCGCGTATCAAGCCCGCCAACAGGCGTAGCTCTTGTTTGAAGCTGTAGTGCAGTCGTGCCTGAACTGCGGACATCACTTTAAGCTGGCGCTCCAGCAGGGCCAGTGTGGTGCCTACGGGCGCGTTAGCCGACATGTCGGCTATCTTCATATCCGCAGTAGCCGCGAACCTGCGGCCCTCTTCAACGATGGTTCCTAACAGACCCGCCAAGACCTGACTTGGCTCTTTATACGGCAGGGGCAGAATACTGTCGCGCAGCGTGCCCGAGCCAATGTCTACATCCCGGAACTCGCCGGGGGCAATCGGAGTGTCATCACCCTTAATCCGAAGTCCCCGAGACTTGAGACCTCCGGGGAGGTTGGACAGGGTGCCCGCATCGACGAGTTGTCGCATGATGCTGGTGGCTGACTTGGCGTAGCCGCCGATGAGGTGGAACAGCCCAAAGCCGTAAGCCCCAAAGCCGGGGATGTATTGGTAGTGTACGAAGTGCTGGCGCTTGAGGTGTAAATCATCACTCTCAAGCCAGTTGCGTCGAATGGACAAGACATCATTAGTTCCTTTAATTAGGGTTACTACGTAGGGAAGCGCAATGCCCGTAACTTCCCCGGCTTCATCCTTATCCTCATATCCCGGCAGGTCCAGCTCTACGTGGCACTCCATCAGGATATAGCGATCATCGTTCAAATCACTGAAGCCCGTCTCTTTGTCCTTGGCCTTCTCAATGTTGGTCTGCTCCCGGCTCGGGTCACCCAGCTCGATATCGCGATAAAAGCCCGCTTGCTGGAGCTTGACGATCTCGTTCTTGGTCTTACGCATGACGTGCGTCACGCGGTAGCACGTATCCAAGTCAGTCGTGCCGTACGGCAAGATGATGTCCTCGGCGGGCACAAACATGGACACCTGCCGACCCAGTGAGGGGTCGTAGTACACCTTCTTGAATGCCGAACCCGTGGCAGGCAGTGACCACAACATGCGTTCATGCTCGGGGCGGAACTCGCGCATCACGTCCGTCAGCTCGTAGTTCATGTCCGACTCAACCCGCTGCGCAGCTTGCTGCTTCTCAGGGGTCTCTTTACCAAGAATCTTGGTGCGCACCGGGCCTGCGGCTGGGAACGTCTCGGTGATCGTCTCACTCTGAAACCGCACAACGGCTTCGGTAATCATGGGGTGGAACACGCCAGACGCTCCGTTCCACGGCTCCGTGCGCTCTTCAATCTGCAAGCCCAGTAGTTTCAAGCCCTCGGTGTAGGCTTTCTCCCAGTCCTTGCGGGAGTTCCTGTCGTTCTCAATGTCCCCAGCAAGGTCGCCAGCCATCGTCTCTATGGCGCTTGCGTCCATGTCGTCGGCCAGATTGGCATCAAAGTCGTCTTTAGCGTCGGCTTCAACCTTGGCAAGCTCCAGCTCAAAGCCCGGACCGTGGATGCTGACCCCTTCTGGGTCTACGATCTCAATCTCAATGCCCTGCTCATCTGCTGCATAGTCGTCTATGCCTTGGGGCTGTTGGTAGAGTGCTTTGTCGATGTTCGTTGCCATGTTGTTCCTTAGTAGTAGGCCGCTTTGCGTCCTCTGTAAATCCTATCGTCTTTCTCGTCGGTATCCAGCGAGATAAACCCACCTTGCCTGAAGCGTAGCAGCGCCTGACTGGTTGTGTCCACGTAGTCGTCGTTCTCGCCTACCGGGAACGCCGCTACTTCTTCAATGACTTCTCGCGCCCAGCGGGTATCCGGTGCCCAGACAATACCGGACGTGAACAGGTCTGCAATCGCGTTGACCCGCACCATCTTATCGTTTCCCCGGCTCGGTGTAAATTCTTGTACGGGGATGCCCATCGCCCGTAGCTCTTGGATGAGCGGACCCCCAGCGGCCTTTTTCTCCACAATAAACGCGTCTGGGTCCCACTCTTTCCAGTGCTTGAAGGCGATCACCTTCAGCTCGGGGAACGCCATCCGGTCTTTAAACGCGTCCAGCAGCATGAGCTGCGGGGCATTGTTTTCTTCTTCGTTGTACCAAACGCCCCAAGTCGTGCAGGCCGAATAGTCGGAGGTGCTCTTGGTCTCGTGCGCCGTGTCCCAGCTCTGGATGATGTACTCACAAGGCGGCGGGTCGTCGTGGAGCCAGATGCGCCAACTCTTTCGGCTGATGATGGCCGAAACGTCCGAGGTCGGCTGCTGCATGTACTGCGCGTTCCAATACCTCGGGTCCATCGACGACTTGGCGGACTTCAAAGACTCCAGAGGCCACTGCTCGGGCCAAAGTGACTTCTCGTTTTCCGTGCCTTCGTTGAGGATGGCAGGCAGCTCCACGATCTCCCAGCGCGGTGAGTCGGGGTTCTTGACTTGGTAGTCGATCAGCCGCCCGGTCAGGTCGAGCGGCCCCCAGCGGGTCATCACAACAATAATGGCACCGTTGGGCATCAAGCGCTGGAGCGGGCCTGTCTGGAACCACGACCAAGCCGTGTCAAACGCTAGACGACTGTTGGCTTTAACGTCTTGTTCTGAGTGGGGGTCGTCGATCATGAACAGGTCAGCGCCCCGGCCTGCCAAGGCTCCACCCACACCAGCGGCGTAATACTGACCACCGTCAGCCGTTGACCACTTGCCGGAGGCTTTCTGGTCTTGCGCGAGTTTGGTTCCGGGGAACACGGCGTTGTAGTCCTCGTCCTCCAGCATGTTCCTGACCCGGCGACCAAAGTCTTCCGACAAGGACGCGGTGTGCGTGCCCATGATAATTTTCTTATTAGGGTAATTACCTAGGAAGAATGCCGGGAACAAATAACTGCTGAACTCGGACTTACCCATCCTCGGCGCGATATTAATAATGACGCGTTTCTTTTTGCCGTCGATCACGTCTTGGAAAATCTTGGACAGCTTGCGATGATGGGGGCCAACCTTGAAGCCGGGGTAAACGCGCCGAGCAAAGTCGATCATGTTGGTACGCGAGTTCTTAAGCGACATCCTGCGATCGCGCTCTTCCAGCATCTCCATCAGCTCAAGCTTGTTCTTGACCGTCATCGTCGGCAACGCAGCGCGTATGGCCGCGATCTCTTCTGCCTTCAGGTTGAGTGCGTCAAGCTTCATCGGCTTCTGATGTTAGTGAGTGCTCACTCTGTTTTAACGGTTCTACGTCCGTTATGTCGGGTTTGATCTCGCCGGAAGTTGCCTCTACATCGACCACGTTGAGCAGCGTGTCGAGCTTGTCTTGGAGCTTCTTGTCGATCTCGGCGTCGGTCATGTCCGTTTTGGTGACCGATACGCGGTCCGTGAACAGCGCCACTTCCGTGACCCGGCCCAGCATCTCGATGGCCTTGAGCCGAATCCGAGCGTCTGGGTGGTTGGTCTCCTCAATGATTTTGGCGACCGCCATTCCGCGCATCTGTTTGGCCTGCTCGACGAATTCCCAGTCATAGGCTGACAGCATGGTGACGAGGTGACGCACTGACTCAGGGGTCTTAAGCAGCGTCAACTGCGTTTTGGTGTCGTTGGGTGCCGTGTTGTTAGTTAACGCAGCGAAGACGGTACGTGCGGCCTTGGCTTCGGCTTCCTGAAGAATCTTGTTGTCGTCGTCAACACCAAGCTGCTCTAACCACTTCGTTGTATTGACCTGTGCGTTCAGCGTTTGCTCGGGCGTGGCTTTATCCAGACCGGAAACGTCTTTGCCTGTGGCCTCTACCACCGGGGGTTCAAAAGAAATCAGATGCTCAAACATGCGCGTAGTACCTTGCGGACTCGGAGCCTGTAATGTACACTGCTTTTTAGGTAGTGTCTGTGTTTTCACAGTCGTTGCTTCTCCTCCGATGGCTGAAAATCCATCTTTGCCCGGTTCGCCGGGCATTTTTTTGTGTGTATTTGTCTACTGTTAGACAGAATTTAGCTTAATTTTTGCAAAATTTTGTGGGGTATGGGCTAATTTTTGGGTGCCGGGGGGTGTTTCTGTAGGTGCTTTGTTTGCAATTTAAGGCTAATTTGGGTGTGATTTATGGATGATTAGACAAAAATTGAGATGATGGGAGGGGAATAGTGTTCATGTGGGACGGCCCTAGCTTGCCCTGTATTGCTTGGTGGGGGGCGGGTGGGGTTCGCCATACCCGTTTACGCCCCTATAGGCGCGCGAATTTACCCCATTCTTACAATAGAGTTAGCGGTTAGGGGGTTCCTAGCCGCATAACCAACGGGTCACAGTGACCCGAACCTAAGAGGTAATTCAAATGTCAACAGGAAACAAAGCACTGGCTTTCCAAACCCTCAACACCTTTGCAGATAGCAGGGTCGCACTCATCAGGGGGATGCGGGATGCGGGGTACACGTTGGAGACGGCACGCGGTGTCGTCATCGAATGGGCTTGCGGCAAGGTAGGTTCTGGCATCAAGGGGTTCAAGGTCAACGAGGAGACGGGCAAGGTGTCGCTCATTACGAGCCATGCCAAGTACGAGAAAGCCAAGACCACGGTGCGCGACACCATGCTGATGCTGGCGGGGACAACCCGCCGCCAGTCCAGTAGCAAGGAGATTGACCTTGTTGCCGAGGCTCTCAAGGCATACGGCAAGCTCAATGCCGCGCAGAAGCGCAAGTTCTTGGCTTCTGTTTGATTCTTTCGGGTCACGGTGACCCGTTTTCTGTCCGCCGCCCTGCCAATCGGGTTGGGGCGGTATTCTTTTCTTTGTCTAGTCACTGTGACCCGAAAACGGTTCTACCCTGAAGCACAGCACGCTGTGCTTTGGAGTGCGACCAGCACGACCGCACCGGACGGTATCCGGAATCCTTAATGGAGATAGCAATATGTTCAAACTCAACCTGTTTACCCGGCTAACCCACCGCTACGCGGACGGCTGGCGACACCTCGACGACGAGGAATTTACTGGCACGGTCAAGGTGCTGGGCATCACACACGAGACCGAGGACGGGGGCTACGATGACGGCGGGACTGCCCGCTTCCGGGTGGTTGCGCCCTCGGCGCTCAAGGGAGCAGACCTGTCCCAGTCCATACGCCAGACGCTCAGCGGCAGTGGATGCCGTCATGAGTACGACTGCTGCGGCTGCGCCTCGACACGGGCTAGCGTCAAGCGTGTCAGCCCCAGAGAGTACGCCGTCAAAGTTTCCATCAGCTACAACTACTAGGAGAAATGAAATGAGAAAAGCAACCCGGACAATCGTCCACGTAGGCACTATCCAAACCCCGTCAGGGGCATGGAATCTGTACGACCAGTACCCCACCAGCAGGCGCGACTTCAAGATAACCTCGGCGGTTCCTGTGGGCAAGCCCACGCAGGGTATCGCCTTCACTTGTGACCTCGCCTTCGAGCGCTGGCTGGCTGAGCGCATGACCCCGACTCAACGGGTGTTGTTCTGAAATTCGGGTCACGGTGACCCGCTTGCAGCGCGGAACAACCGAAATGCAAACGTGGTATATCAGTCGGGCAAGAAGTGTTGTATAAAAACCACTGTCCGGGGTGTCCACTGATATACCAGATTCATTTTCAAATACGGACACGCGCAACCCGCATGGATGCTAACGTCTGGGGGTTTAGTGTCCGTACTACTACTAAATATTTTTATTATTATATATAGTATAGAGAGTGTATATATTTTTTCTTCCGCGCTTGTTTTCTTTCTTGCTTTTAAGCTTTGGCTAGCTCCTTCTGTATGGCGAACAGTACTTCGGACACAAACTTCGAAAAGCTAGTATCCATGCGGGTTGCGCGTGTCCAAAAACGGGAATAGAATTGGTATTTAAATGGACAGTTCAAAAAAGCTGGACACTTTCGTAACCCAACTCTGGTATATAGCATGAAATACCCCAAAAGCTTCTACAGTATGTCGGTCGCTGCCATGCGCAGCTACCTCATAAAACGCAACGTGCCCCCCGAGCTTATCGATGGGCTAATCACCGAAGAGCAGACCAGACGCGATGAGACGCGCCCCTTGCGCAAGAAGCGTGAGCAGCACATCAGGCTATGGCATCAGATAATCGACCCGGCTGTGGCCGAGCTACGCAACGTGCAGCATATGCTGCGACTACCCCTGCTGTACCCTACACCTGAACGCACCGCTGCGCTCGAAGCCTATGCCAAGGTGCTCGAACTGCTCATCGACAAGCTCAAGCAGAACGTGGACAAGATAAAGCGCAGCGATGCCGATACCGCTGACGACCTCCTGACCCCTAGCAGGCAGGCTAGCAAACCCACACGGGCATTCCCACACGGCAAGCCCAACGGGGGAACGCATTGGGTGGACTACGTGCCGCCCAACATCGTCCGGGAGATAAACGCCCTGTTCGACTCGATTCCCCGAGTAAAGGGGGTCAAGCGCAAGTACCCCTTCCTTGTCGTACTTGACCGAGCCACCAGCGCTAAACGTAGGCAAGCCCTGACCGAGCGTACACAAAACGAGCTGACCCACGTCGAGCGTCTCCTCGCGGTCGAGCTTGCCGATGCTAGGTTGACCGACACCCATGTGTTCAAGCAGCAGGAGATAGCTGACCTGCGCATCCAGATAAGCAAGATGCAGTACGCCCTGCACATCATCAGCCTGCTGCCCCCGAACGCCTTCATACCCCCGACATGGCACGGGGTGATGACCCCACGCACAGCACCGGGCGAGTTCCCTATCAACAAAGGGTCACAGTGACCCGAAACCAAAACGGTCAGCAG